GAACACCCCCCTCCCCCCCGGTATCGAATTGAATGGAGGTTCACCGTGGCAAAGACTGGTTTGCGGGTGGTCTCCGCCGATGATGAGACTCCTGCTGCGCCGCCGACGTTGATGCAGGCCGTGGAGTCTGGCGATATTTTGGCGATTATGAAGGCTCAGCGCCGCATCATTGCGGAGTCGTTGACGGCGGCTACGGATAACACGCGTCCTCAGTACAGCAATGAGTTGAACAAGTTGAACAAGTTGATTGCTGAGGAGGAGTCGCGCCGGTCTGTGGAGGCGCGGGATTCTTCGGTGGTTGCTCCTCTTGAAGTCGAAGCCTGGGACGGCACCGGCTACTGACCGGCGCCGCCTGTCTGAGGTGGCGCGTCATGTTGTCACCCCGGTTGGGATAACGGGGAGTGAGTGGCCGGCGGTTCGGAAGACGTGCCGGAATTTGGGTTGGGATTTCGACGGGTGGCAGGACGGCGCGGCGATGCTGATTTTGTCGCTTGGTTCGGCGAAGTCTCGGAGCGGTGCTTACGAGTATGCGTGCGACACGATTGTCATTTCGATTCCGCGTCAGGTCGGTAAGACGTATCTGATTGGCTGCATTCTTTTCGCGCTGTGTTTGATGAAGCCTGGGTTGAAGGTCATTTGGACGGCCCAGGTGAAAGACACGGCTTTGGAGACTTTCGAGCAGTTCTACGATATGTCTCAACGCCCGAAGGTGAAGCCGCACATTCTGCGGACCCCGCAGGGCAAGGGTGATGAGGCGATTGTTTTCGAGAACGGCTCTGCCATCGAGTTCGGGGCTCGGGACTCGGGGTTTGGTCGTGGCCGCACTGATGTTGATGTGCTGGTGTTCGATGAGGGTCAGCATTTGTCGTTGCAGGCGTTGGAGAACATGGGGGCCGCGCAGAACGTGGCGGATAATCCTCTGTGTTTCGTGATGGGCACCCCTCCGCGCCCGCAGGATAAGGGCGAGTTCTTCACGATGATGCGTGATGAGGCTCTTTCCGGGGAATCGGACGGAACGCTCTACATTGAGATGTCGGCTGACCGTGGCTGCAACCCGATGGATAGGGAGCAGTGGCGGAAGGCCAACGCGTCGTTTCCGCATAGGACTTCGGAGCGGGCGATGCTGCGGCTGCGGAAGAAGCTGAAGAACGACGATTCGTGGAACCGTGAGGCACTGGGCATTTGGGATGAAGTTTCGCGGCATCAGCCGATAGTGTCTGACGCGCGGTGGCGCGAGATGGGCGATGTCGGTCCCGGTGATGGTGTCCGCCCGGACGTGTTGGGCGTCGATATGTCTCATGGCCGCCTGATTTCAGTGGGGGCGTGCTGGATTGAGGGCGAGTCAGCACATATCGAAGAGGTATGGGCCGGCTCGGACCCTGAAGCTGCAGTGGAGTGGATTTCCACCGCGGCTGGGCGTCGCACGGAGGTCGTTATCGACTCCGCATCCCCGGCAACGTCGCTCGTAGCGGCGTTGAAAGCGCGCAGAGTGAATGTGCGGGTCTCCACTGCTGGGGACATGAAGTCGTTCTGCGGGGAGTTTGAAAACCGGGCGTCAACAGACAAGTTGACCCATGGAATGCAGGAATCAGTCACTGAGGCGATGAAGGGTGGCCGCAAGAGGGCCATCCGAGATGCCGGAGGGTGGGGTTGGGACCGGCGAGACCCCACATGCGTGATTCACCCGATTGTTGCGGCCACGTTGGCGCTCGGAGGGGCGTCGAAACGCCACAAGGTCACATCTGGGGCCAGTAAACGAAAGGTACGGGTGTTTGATTGACATGAGTGCACCCGTTACGGGTCCGAACGTCTGGAAATACGGCGGATTGGGCTCCCTCTACATCCAAAACCTCAGCCCCGAGGAGCAGAGCGACCTCAACGGGCTCATCCACCAGATTGAAACGAAGTCCCCCCGGAACAAGGTGCGCAGCGACTACTACGACTGCAAGTACCTGTTCGAGGACTTAGGCATCTCCATCCCGCCGAAGTTCCGCAACTTCGATGCCGTGTTGGGGTGGCCCGCGAAGGCTGTCGACTCGTTATCCCGCAGGTGCAACCTCGATGGGTTCGTGATTCCCGGGCAGTCTTCTCAAGACCTCGGCTTGGATGTGTTGTGGGACGATAACAGCCTCGACATTGAGGCCCCACAAGCTCAAGATTCGGCGTTCATTCATTCCTGTGCGTTCGTCACCACCATCAACGGTGACACCGCTTCCGGTGAGCCGGAAGTGCTTATCACGGTGCGGGATGCTTTCAACGCGACGGGGCTGTGGAGCCCCCGCAAGAGAGCGTTCTCGTCGGGGCTGTCCATCATTGAGCGCACCGACATGGGCGAACCGCTCTACCTGGTGCTGTACCGGCCGGAAACCATTGTCATCGCTTCCCGCGACCTTCTCGGCGGGAAGTGGACGATAGAGCGGCGCGAGAATCCGTTGAAGCGGGTTCCTATGGAGCCTATTGTGTACCGTCCCCGGCTGGGACGCCCTTTCGGTAGGTCACGCATCACCCGACCGGTGATGTATTTGACGGATGCCGCCCTGCGGACGGTGGTGCGGTCGGAGATCGGTGCCGAGTTCTTCACCACCCCGCAACGGTATGGCCTGAACATTCCCGAGGATGCGTTCAGTGGTGGCGGGTGGAAAGCTGTCATGGGCAGGTTCTTCCAGTTGGACCCCCCGAGGATTGATGAAGACGTGGACCCCAACTTCAAACCAGAAGTCGGGCAGTTCCCGCAGATGTCGCTGCAGCCTCACACTGACCATCTCAGGCAGTGGGCCACCCTGTTCTCCTCGGAAACCAGCTTGGCTGTCGGGTCTCTGGGAATTGTTCAGGACAACCCGTCGAGCGCCGACGCTATTGACCGCGCTGACAAGGACCTTGTGTTGGAGGCTGAGTTCGCCAACAGGGGTTTCGGTGTCGGATGGGTGCGGGCGATGCAGAACGCGTTGATGATTCGTGACAAGGTTTCTGACCTTCCGGACGAATACCGGCGGCTTCGGGCTAAGTGGCGTAACCCGGCCACCCCAAGCCAGGCCGCCCGCGCTGACGCTATGACGAAGCAGATAGCGGCGATGCCGTGGCTGGCGAACAGCGATGTCGCGCTTGAGGAGTTGGGCTACGACCAAACCGTGATTGAACGGTTGCAGGTTGACCGGCGCAGGGCCGCGGTGTCGGCGTTGGTGAATCAGGCTCGAAACGATGGCGGTACCGGCCTCTGAGCGGCGCGCCGTGCTGGCGGAGTTCAGCCGGCTCGCAAGCGTTGAACTAGCCGGCTTGTGGGACAACGCCAGCCGCTATTCAAACGACGAGTTCCCTCTATATATCACCGATGGCTACCCGGTCATTGTGGACCCGTATGTGGAGGCGTCGTCGCTGATGGCGGCGGAATGGTTCGAGGAGTCCGACCCCACATCACCGTATATTGCGGTCACCGCGGAACCACCCTCTGTGGAGAAGTTGGAAAGCAACGCCCGGTGGGCGCTTACCGCGACGGGCGACAAGGGTTTGGACAACCTGGTTGGGTCTATGAGAAGGACAGTGTTCGATGGATCGCGGGAAACAACGCGAATCAACGTAGAACGCACCAACTCGCGATGGGCGATAGACGCCAAACCCAGCGCGTGCACCTGGTGTCGAATGATGGCCACCCGGGGAGCGGTGTACCGGAAACGAGCGTCCGCGATGGCGTCATGCCACGACAACGGTAACTGTGTCGCGCTTGAGGTGCGGCGCGGGAAATACACCCCTCCGGCGCACATCGAGAAGTGGAACGGCGAGTACGTCAAAGCGGTAGCCAACGCCGGAAGCACCGAGCCGCTTGCTGTTCAGGCGGCGTGGCGACAGATCGCCAACCAATAACTCACTGCCAGTAGGGCAGTTAGACCACCATCCATGCGACATGGGCGGTGGTTACCCCCGCGATGGAGGAAAAATGGCCGAAGAAGCCGGTACGACAACGGAAACACCTGCAACATCCCCAGAAGTGACGCAGAGCGAATCTGACGAAACCCTCGGGGAGGGTGGCAAAAAGGCACTCGATGCCGAACGGCGACGCGCGAACGCTGCAGAGAAGTCCCTCAAGACGCTGCAGCAGCGCATCACTGAACTCGAATCAAAAGACTTGTCCCGCGAGCAACAGGCAGAAGCCGCCGCCCAGGCTGCCGAGGCCCGAGCTAAGGAAGCAGAACAGCGGGCCTCCCGATTCGAGACCGCCACCAAGCATCAGATCAGTAGAGAGGACAGCGAACTGTTCCTCGTCGCTACAGATCCGGACGTCCTGGATCAACAGGGCGCCCGCCTCGCGGAACTGTATGCCGCCGCGAACAAAAAGCCTGAAGGGCTTTACGTACCCGCAGAAGGCCGCCAACCGGCACCTCCGCCGGCGCTGAACAGCGACGACCTTGAGGTCTCGCTGAAACGAAAACTCGGCATCCCCCTGTAGATGCCTGTAACCCTGAAAGGAGGTTGCGATGGCTCAGACCGACGCAACCCAGTTGTCAGCCTTCTCCGGCTTCCTGCGCCCGGAGATTGCCCAGCCCTACTTTGACGAGGCCCGTAAGCGGTCCACCGTCATGCAGTTGGCCCGCCAGATTCCTCTGGGAATCAACGGCCAGGAAATCCCCTACAGCACCACGAAGGCTTCGGCAGCGTGGGTGTCGGAGGCCGGTAAGAAGCCGACCACCGAATCGGGAATCGCGCTGGCGTCCATCGCCCCGAAGAAGATCGCCGCTATCTCAGTGTCTTCGGCTGAGGTGGTGCGAGCCAACCCCGGTAACTACATGCAGATTCTTCGTGACGATGTCGCAGAGGCGTTCGGTGTCGCTTTCGACGCCGCCGCGCTGCACGGCACCTCCACCCCGTTCGACGCCTACGTGGATGAAACCACCAAGGAGGTCGAGCTGGGGGTGTCTACCGCCGCTGAGGGGGGTGCTTACGCCGACATCGTGGCCGGTCTGTCGCTTCTCGCCAATGACGGTAAGAAGCTGCGCGGGTTCGCCTTCGATGCTGTCGCTGAGCCTGTCATGCTGTCCAACGTGGACGCCAACGGGCGCCCGCTGTGGATCGACACCCCGCTCACCGAAACCGCTGATGTGGTTCGCCCCGGTCGCCTCATCGGTCGGCCCGGCTTCATCGGAGACAACGTCGCCTCCGGTGACATCGTCGGCTACGGCGGCGACTGGACCAAGTGCGTGTGGGGTGTTGTCGGTGGCATCAACTACCGGGTGTCCACCGAAGGCGCTGTGACCCTCAACGGTGAACTGGTGTCGCTGTTCGAGAACAACCTCGTCGCCATCCTGGCTGAGGCCGAGTACGGCTTCCTCTGCCACGACGCCGAGTCGTTCGTGAAGTACACCTACACCCTCGACGGTTCCTAGCAGGTAAGGGTGACCCGTGGCAGTCGAACTTGAAACATCCGATCTGAGCCCATTCGTCACCGACTTAGACGGTGCGAAGGCGGAAATCCTCATCACGGATGCTTTAGCTTTGGCTGTCCGGGTCGCCCCCTGCCTCGCCGACGAAACTCTCAGTGCTGACGTAGCCGCAGCGGCGAAAGCCATCCTGCGCGCCGCAGTTCTGCGCTGGTACGAAGCCGGCGCAGGGGTATCAACCCAACTGCAAGCCGGCCCATTTCAAAGTCAGCAATCCACCACGTCACGGCGAACCCAGTTCTACCCGAACGAAATCAGGGACCTCGCCGCTCTGTGCTCATCCGGTGTGCGTAAGGCGTACATGGTGGACATGCTTCCCGAAGACGAGGAAGTGTGATGTTCCCCGTCACGTTGACGCTGTCACGAACCCCGTACAACGGGGAGTCGGAAAGTGTCCTCGGAAACACCAGCCCGTCCTACGGCGATGCGGTGCCGTTCGGGGCGATAGCGGTAGCACCCCACACCGTGGAAGAAGGCTCCACAACTTCCACGGAAACACAAGTGGCTGACCTGGACGTGTATGCACCGAAAACATCGGTGTCACTGAAAGACAAGTTCACCATCGACTCGAACGAATACGAAGTGGTTGGGGTGCAGGACTGGACTCTGGGCTTCCACGGATGGAAGCCCGGAATAGTCGTTGAATTGCGGCGGGTTTCGTGAGCAGCCCGTTACTCACCCCAGATATTGCGCCCAGCGCAGAGCTGGTGGTGGTTTCGTGGCTGAAGGAGATAGGCCGCGCCGGCACTAGACGCAAAGCCGGTGATCCCATTCCGTTCCGTCTAGTGACGCGCATCGCCGGGGCCGATGATCCCGAGTTGTGCATTGATACGGCGGTCGTATCGGTGCACACCTTCGCCGCTACTCCTGAAGCGGCGGTGGAGGAATCCCAGAAAACCCATCGCCGCATGTCGGTGCTGACGCGTAACCCGCTCACCACCATCACCCTCATCGGGAGCGGCGATGTGGTGAACGTTGACTACTGCAAGACGGTGATGAACCCGATTGAGGTTGAGTACTCCGACCCCAACGTGACCAGATACGTCGCCCGCTACGAAATCGGCTTGAGTTATGTCTGACATTCAGCGAGAACTCGAGCAAGCGATACGCGGACTCGCTGAAGTGGAGGCCGGTGTTCAAGCGTTCGCTGAGGAAGTCCGAGACCACGCGCGAAGCGAGGCGCCCGTCAGGACTGGCGCCTACGCGGCCAGCATCGAAGTCCGAAAAGCCGACCCGGTGAACGGGCTACCAGCGCGCAAAGTGGTTGCTACCGACTGGAAAGCGCACCTCATCGAGTTCGGAACCGGGGAGCCGGGACCGACCACTGAGCATGCACCGATGGGTAAGACCGCCCACCACTTCGGCGGCACCCTCGACGGCGGAGTAACCGCCGAATAACACAAACGTCGCGGCAACCCCCGCGATTCCGCCTGCATCACCTTTAGCCCGTCCCTATTCGCCGGATGCCGTCCGGTTCACCCCTTCCCGAAAGGAGCGTCTACTAAATGACGCAGCCAGCAGTCGGCACGACAATGTCAGCCGGCGGATTCCTCGACATTCATCGCCCCTTCATTGAGCGCGGCGGCGCGCAGGCGGTGTTCATCCGCGATAACCGTGGTTCTGCCACGGACATGTCCCCGTTCACTTCACTGGGCGCGATCAACTGGTCGCCGTTCGCGCAGGACGGTCAGCCCCGCGACGACCTGCTGATCCGTAAGCGGGTCAGCGGCAAGTTCGAGTATGTGGCCGCCGCTAACGACGGGTGGTTCCGTGTCGGCGCCCAGACCGATGATGGTGGCGCTGAGCGTGAACCCGACACCACTTCCGACGACATGATGGTGTTGCAGTCGAAGTTCCCGGTCGACTCGGAGACCACGGAGAAGGCGTACACGGTTCGGTTTGTGGCGGCGGAGACGGCGGACCCGCTGATCCACCGCCTCGAAGATGAACTCCCCTTGTGCGACAGCGCGGGAACACCTTTGGTGCCGTTGCCGGGTGAGCCGGACTACTTCTCCGGCCCCACGGTCGATTTGGAGGCCACCGCCGAATATCAGATCGGCCTGCTGTATGCGCGCCGCACTTCGGGCGGGTTCATCTACCGGTTCGAGGGTTACCCGGCGTGCAAGCTGGACTCGCAGGCGTCGAAGCAGCGGTCCAAGACCGACCCGGACACCGCGGACCTCACCTACAAGGTGCTGCCGAACGAGTACTTCATGCGCCCTGATCCGCTGTGGGACGGGGGTCACTTATACACATTTGACGCTGCCGACGAAGCGGACAGTGTAAGTCTTGGTGGACGACGTTACAATTAACAACACAACACAAACAATAAAATCAACACACTCCTCTACACAACACCTACGCGTCCGACGCGA